CTGGAACGTTAACCGCGATACACATGTATTGAGTTTGTGGGTGGTGACCCGCCTCAACTAACGCATATCTAGATTTAACCGCGATTTTAGGAGCCATAGTTCCTTCAGCGATTGTTTGGATAGATTCAGCCATTAAGTAAGGCATGAATTTTAATCCTGGCTCTTCGTCAGCGCCTTTTCTTCCTACTAGGATTCTGTTATCAGAATATGCCATGTTAGGATCAACGTAAACAGTCATCCCTGCAACAGTTCCAACTGGATAAAGTGAACCATTGTTTTGGTTTACTGTATTCGCCATTGGAGCCCAAGAGAATTGTGCAGAATCTTGCAATGCAGTAGCTAACTGTAAGTTAGTAACTACGAAGTTTGCAGGTCCTCTACGTCCTCTTTGTGCAACCACGTTACCAGCAGCAAGTACTTTAGAGTAAACTCTTCTTTGTACAGTTGCTTGGTTTTCTAAACCAGTTGTTGAAGCGATACCGTTAGCTCCAGTGAAGTCTTGTACAGTACCGTAATCACCAGCTAATGTAGCGCCGTCTTTACCGATATATGATGGTGTAGCAGTAGCTGTACCAGCATTAAGGTTTAAGTTAAGGTTTGAACCTTGAACAGCAGTAAATTCTGAGTGGTTAGACCATCCTAAAGCGAAAGCTCTAGATAAGATGTGCTTGTTGATTGATTGAGAGATATCGTTTACTAACGCGTTCTCTACCATTGATACAACGTCAATTCCGTATTGTCTGTTAAGATCTTGGATTTGTTCAGTTGTAACAGTTGCAGCAACTTGGTAAGTTTCAGCCTCTACGAATTTCGTAAATGCTTGAAGACCCATAGTTCTGTAGTATTGCTCTTCACCGACACCTCTTCGCATTGGTTCGTAAGCTTTTGTACCATCAGTAAAACTACCTGACCAATCTTGTGAATCGTTTGGTCCAGCACCTGAGAATCCTTGGATATGATCTTCAAGAGCTTTTACCAATGTTGCAGTGTTAGTACCTAATGCATTAGCATCAACTTCAGTACCATCTAAAGCACCAGTATAAATAGCAGCTGTAGCAGCACCGTCAAGTGCAAGACCTAAAGTACCTGCAGCATCGACTACGAATGTGTTAGCAGCTTCATCGATATCACCAACAGCAACAGTTCTAAAAAGTGAAGAACCATCTACTCTTGATTTACCCATAAATGTAGCTTGTACAGCTAATGGAGAAGTAGTGTTAGCACCTAAGTAATAATCAGTACCTACAACTAAATCAGTAGTATTAACTGCTCTTGCGACCTTAAACGTAAGTGGAAGATCTGTGTAAGAATTGATTCCTGGGTTAGCATTTGCAGCACCTGAACCTGGCGCAGCACCGAATGGTGATTTACCACCAGCATAAACGTAATCTAAGTAAGTTAATACTCCAGATGGTCCGTTCATTGGGATAACAGGAACGATATCAAAACCAACAGTTCTTGCAGCTACTTGAATAGCAAGTGGCAATAATGATGGAAATTTATCTCCTGATCCAGTTGTTGAATCTCCGTAGAATGCACCAGCACCACCGGCAGCAGCTCCAGCAGGAGTTACGTTACCCATACCTGGTGTGTTCAAAAGACCAGCAGCAGGATATGTGAATGATTCATTTAGTGAATGGTAATGACAGTAAGTTGTCATCCATCCTAGTTTGTCGCCTTTGATACCCGTTTGCTCTTCTAACATCGGAGCCCACGTATCAAAAACTTCAGCTTCATTAATTAATTTCATGACCTAAAAAGGTTATTTTTCTTTGCCTATTTAATAGATTACTTGAATCTATTTAGACTTTCTTTGATTGCGCTAATTTTATTCGCAGAGTATCCTAAGCTAGGGTTAACCGTTCCCGGTTGATTAACTACCTTAGTTTCTTCCTTGTTTTCGTTAAGCACATCGTTTACTTCTGGTTTAACAGTTTCAGATAATCCTCTAGTTTGCCAAAAGTTTTGAATTTGATAATCACTATCAAGTTTTCCAGAATACCATGCAGCTTGTACATGTAATTTATTCTTAGCTGAATCATTTAATGATTCGTAAATAGCTTTGAAATTTTCTGGAGCATTTGCTAACCACTTAGGGTCAGTCGGTGTATCATCCTTCTCAACTAATGCAGATTCGAATGCTTTATCTAAAACAGCCTTATCAAAAGATTTAGTTTCGAGCAAGGTTGTTTTGACCTTTTCTTTTTGGGTCTCGTCTAATTCGGTGAAGGTTGCTCTATTTTCTTCGTTGATTAGAGTTAGAAATGGATAACGTGATGATTCAGAAATACTGTCGATCTTTTCTTTATTGATCTGTTCTAATACCGCGTCGATGTTATTACTAATTTCGGTTGCACGTTGTTGAATATCACCAGTTTTCGTAGTTGATTCTTCAACGGCAGTTTCTTTGTTTTCAGTTTCTTCAGAAATATCTTTTGATTTTCCGTCCTTTGTTGATCCAGCTGAAAAGCTTTCGAACATAAATTCGGAGTATTCAACCAATTCGTTAAATTTCTCTGTTGAAACAGCATTCTCAGAAATAAATTCAGAATATGCTCTGTTCTTTTCGATCTCTTCAGCAAGGTAATCATTATGCTTAAGTGATTCGTCTAATGTTGTTGCGATTTCATCGTCAACGTAATTAATATGAGTGTTAAGTTTTTCAGCAATATGGTTATTATGCTCGATAATCTTATCTACATGTGGAGTAACTTCCTCGTTTACATATTCGATAATTTGATCTACTTTAGACCCTACTTCCTTTTCAGAATAATCAATGGTGTTGTTGATTGTTTCTTTTAGGTGTTCAGCGTATCCACGATTTTCGTTGATTCCACTAGCCAATTCATTTGAATATCCGATTAAATTAGAAACTTGCTCTTTCAAAGAATCGATGTCTTCTTTTTGAGGTTTATCAGTAGCTTCATTTAAAGAATCAATTTTCTTTTCAAGCTTTTCGATAGTTTCCTTGATAATAACCGAATAATTATTCATGGATTCAACGGTAACGTATGATTCCTTCATATTTTCTGAGTTATTTTCTTTTGAATTTGTTTCTTCTACATTTTCGTTAGTAGCTACAGTTTCTTTGTCGTATGCAAAATTCCAAGCAGATGCATCGAATATTTGAACATTGTCGTCAGACTCAAGTCCAAATGATTCGTTTACTCTAGCCAATTGAGCATCCTCAAATCCAGGATCAGCAACTAAATCGTATGTGAAGATTCTTTTAATATTTACTTTCTTGCTTTCATCCACTGTACCAGCAGCACGAGATGAAATACTAACAGGGACACCAGAATCAACTAATGCTCTGGCA